CGTCAATATTTCTCCGGGGGCACTTTTTGAAAACGGTTTCCTGGATGCTTTATGGATAGGTATGTCTGAGGCTCCTTTCTATGCATGTTGTTCATATAATCTCCTTTCGATGTAGGCTAAATCTAGACGTCATAAGTTCACTTCACTCGGCCATATCTATCCATAAAGTATTCAAAAGTCGTACTAACTATTATATTCCTAGAAAGAAGTGAGTGAAACAGAGGTGAAATTCTAGATGAGAAGAATTAGAAATGACTCCGACAGAGTTCAGCCGCCTGCTAGAACTCCAGAAGGAAGAGAAAGACAGCTTGTATCCTTAGCGGTGGATCTTGCTGAGAAACAACTAAGAGAAGGAACCGCCAAATCATCAGTCATAGTTCATTTTTTGAAACTTGGATCATCTATGGCCGACCTTGAAAGACAAGAACTTGTTTATCAAACAGAAATGCTCAAGGCAAAAGCCGAAGCTATCAAATCCCAGAAAGACATTGCAGAGTTATACACTAAGGCAATCGATGCTATGGGATCTTATAGACCTAGTAAGGGTGAGGAACTTGAGAATGATTACTAAAAGCTATTCGGAGCTCCAATCGATCGACAGCTTTATGGGCCGCTTCGAGTATCTCAAGCTAAATGATAAACGAGTTGGTGAAGAAACGTTTGGATGCAATAGATACTTAAATCAAATCTTTTATAAATCATCTGACTGGTTAAGAGTGAGAGACTTTGTAATAGTCAGAGATAACGGGTGTGATCTGGGAATGAGGGATCGTCCGATCGTTGGACCAATTATGGTTCATCACATAAACCCGATAACGAAAGAAGATCTGTTGAATCGAAGTCCAAAACTGTTTGATCCAAATAATCTAATATGCTGTTCTAAGTTAACACACGACCAAATCCATTACGGTGATGGTAGTATGCTAATCCAAGACCAACCATTAGAAAGATATGAGAATGATACAATACCATGGAGGATTTAGTATATGGCAGGTAGTATGTCGGATAGTATATTAGATACTATTAAAGAAGGAATTGACATTGACCCATCTGACACTAGTTTTGATTCAAGAATAATTACTTGCGCCAATACAGTGTTCCAGATATTATACAGATTGGGTGTAAAACGTAGAGGATACCACATTGAAGGTAACCAAGAAACATGGCATGACTATGTTGGGGATGAGTACAATCTATCGTCTATCAAGTCATTCATGATCCTTAAGGTTAAGGAGATGTTCGATCCAGCAACTATATCAACAGTTGCAGACGCAAACAGACGAGTTCTAGGAGAGCTCGAAGCAAGTATTATTATGGAGGTGGAGCATGGAGAATACATGTGAAGTTATTTACCATAGTGGTGTCAAAGGTATGAAGTGGGGAGTCATTACGTGGATTAAGAAACGCAAAATGCTTCGTAAGTTACAAGAAGGTCGAGAGAAGGCCAAAGCTAAGAAGCTTGAGCGTGAAAAGATTCTTAGAAACCCAGAGCTGCTACGAAAGCATCAGTATGAGTTTTCTAAGGTTGAAATCGATGATGCACTAAACAGATTTAAACAAGATAGTATGTTAAAGGGATACATTGACGGTCATTCTACAGAACCGTTACGTTACATTTCAACAGCAACCAATTATGTTGAAACCGGAACCAAGTTCTTAGAAGCAGCTATTAAGCTATCCACTCTCTTAGATAAGAATGCTAAGTAATACTGAATATCCTTACTATTATAAGCAGTTTCGTGATGCAGTAATTAATGGTGAAATACCCGTTAATGAAATGATCGAAATGCAAATGAATCGTATAGATGCTAAGATAGCTGACCCTAACATATACTATGACAAATCAGCTGTTGACGGCTATATAAGATTTGTCGAAAATGAATTGGTTCTAACTGATGGCGGTAAGATTGATGTTCTACCATCATTTAAATTATGGGCCGAAGACTTATATGGATGGTACTACTTTATAGAGAGATCAGTCCCTGTCCCAAATGAAGACGGACGAGGAACCCACTATGAAACCAAACGTATAAAGAAACGACTCACCCATATGCAGTACATCATAGTGTCTCGTGGTGCATCAAAATCGGTGTATGCTGGAACAATACAAGCATACGAATTGGTTTGTGACCCGGTTTCTATTGGGCAGATATGCGTCGCACCTACATTGAGACAGGCAGATGAAGTAATGGCTACTTTGACACTCTCGATGATAAAAAAGCCAGGACCTGTTCTGAAGTTCCTTACAAACGGTTCCGTGAATAACACTACTGGAAACAAAGAGAATCAACCGAAGCTGGTCAAGGTTAAAGATGGAATCGAGAACCGACTAACGGGTGGTAAGATTGAGATACGACCTATGCGTATTGATAAGTTGCAAGGTCTTCGTTTGAAGAGTGCCACAGTCGATGAATGGTTGTCTGGTGACATTAGAGAGAACCCGATTGAAGCTATTGAACAAGGTGGTTCTAAGTATGATGACTACATTGTTGTATGCATTAGTTCTGAAGGTACTGTTCGTAATGGTCCTGGAGATTCAATCAAAATGGAGTTACTAAAGATACTTCGTGGAGAGGTCTATGACCCATTCACATCCATCTTTTGGTACAAACTAGATGACATCAAAGAAGTTGCCGACCCATCAATGTGGTTGAAGTGCAATCCTAATCTAGGGCTAACTGTTCCATATGAGGTTTATCAGCAAGCTGTCGAAAAAGCCGAGCACAATCCTGCTTTACGAAACGACATTCTTGCTAAACGATTTGGTCTTCCTATGGAAGGATTCACTTACTTCTTTACATATGAAGAAACGAAGCCACATAGACACAAAGAGTTCTGGCAAATGCCTTGCGCTATGGGTGCTGACCTATCACAAGGAGATGACTTCTGTGCGTTCACATTCTTATTCCCATTAAGAGCTGAAGAGTTTGGAATCAAGTGTAGAAGCTACATAACAGAATACACTTTAAGCAAACTACCAGGAGCTTCGAGAGTTAAGTATGAAGAATTCATTAATGAAGGTACTCTGATAGTGTTACCAGGCTCTATCTTAGACCTTAATAGAGTCTATGATGATCTAATCCAGCATATAACATCTTGCGAATATGATGTTAGAGCATTTGGATATGACCCATATAATGCGAAAGAGTTTGTTGAGAAGTGGGCAATGGATGTCAGTCCGTATGGTGTAGTTAAAGTACCACAGGGTGCTAAGACAGAATCGGTACCATTGGGTGAATTGAAGACACTTGCTGAACGTCGATCCTTGCTGTTCGACCAATCCATAATGCAGTTCACTATGGGTAACTGTATTACATTTGAAGATAGTAATGGTAATCGAAAGCTATCTAAGAAACGTCGTGAAGATAAGATTGATAATGTCGCTGCACTATTGGATGCGTATGTTGCGTTCAAACAAAATCGAGATTTGTTCGAATAGGAGTTATGATTATGAATAATGATGAGCTATACCACTTTGGTGTTCTTGGTATGCGATGGGGTGTCAAACTGTCTAGGGATTATAGGCATGGCGCTAAAAATCGTATAAAGGAAATCAAAACGAAAAATAAAGTAACAGATGTTAAGTCATTTATGAATCGTCATAAATTGATTAAACGCGCTAAAGCCGATGCTAGAATTAAAGCAGCACAAAGATTGTACCCAAAAGTTCAAAAATCTACTTTATCAAAAGTTATGAAAGAGAACCTAGGAAAGTCTATTCTTAAATCTGCTTTGATGGGTTCATACGGTTCACTTAAATATAACGAGTCTAGAGGTAAGAAGTTTAGCAGAATTAGATCATGGTTAGTCGGCAATGAGGCTATGTCATTGAATCTATTCTCAATAGGATATGCATCTAGACGAGACTATAGTGATAATCGTATTGCTAGAGATAGATATAATCCGGAGGACTACAAAAATGGAAAATATTGATGACACTCAAGAACTGTATCACTTTGGTGTTCTTGGTATGAAATGGGGTATCAAACGTAATCGCGAAAGAACCCTTACAAAGGCTTATGATAAATACAATAAGCTTTTGGGAAAAGGAAATAAATATGATGTTAAAGCGGCTAAGTTAAATTATAAAGCGGCTAAACTCAAAGCTCGTGGTAAATTTGAAAAGGCTATGAAGTTTGAAGGTAAAGCTGCTAAGTTAACCTATAAAGCTACTAAGCGTCGTCAAAAGGCTGGTAAGTGGGCTAGAAAAGCACTTAAGATTGCATACAATCAAAAGCTGACTAAGTATGATGCTCAGTCTGGTTCTGCTGGGGCTTTATTCCTAAGCAAATATAACGCAGAAATGAATAGATAGTTTAGGAGGCATTACATGGCTAAAGAGAAATTTGGCACTAGGCTAGCACATGCCTGGGATGCCTTTATGAACAAAGATCCCACACCCTACACAAGTAGTAGCGGAGGGATTATTTCATCATACCGTCCCGATATAAGATATGTTCGAGGTGGAAACGAAAGATCTGTCGTTACGGCAGTTTATGATCGTATTGCAACAGACGTATCTATGCTTAGTTATCATCATGCTGAAATTGATGAAAATGGCGCATTTAAGAAGATTATCAAATCAAAGTTAGATACATGTTTATCGCTATCTGCTAATCTAGACCAAACTGGTAGAGATTTGATAAAAGATAGCGTGGTCTCTTTATTTGATGAAGGGGCTATTGCAATCGTTCCAACATTGGCAACTATCAATCCAAAAGATACTGATGCGTGGATGCCTATTGAATTACGAACCGGTAAAATTATTAATTGGTATCCAACTCAGGTTGACGTTGAAATATATAACCCTTATACTGGGATGTTTCAACAAATGCGATTTGATAAAAAGAAAATTGCGATTATACAAAATCCTTATTATCGCATAATGAATGCTAATGGGTCCGTTGCAAAACGATTAATGGCGAAACTTAGTTTGGGTGATGTCTTTGATGAACGTATAGCTTCTGATAAGATGAACTTGATTGTTCAACTACCATATGCAGTATCATCAGGGCTTAAGACAGCAGAAGCAAAAGCAAGAGTAAACGACTTAACCGCTCAAATGCAGTCAAACCCATATGGTATAGCATATATTGGAGTTAACGAAAAGATAACCCAATTAAATCGAGCTATTGACAATGGTATTAGAGATAACATTAAAGAATTGAAAGAAATGTTATACTCTCAGTTAGGAATAACACAAGAAATTATGGATGGTACTGCTGATGAGCAGACGATGATAAACTACTATTCGAGAACTATCGGCCCGGTTGCAAAAGCAATACGAGATGAGTTTAGTAGAAAGTTTATTAGCCAAACAGCCCGTACACAAAACCAAGATATAGTGTATTATAGAAATCCATTCGAGCTGACTCCCGTGTCAAAGATTGCAGATATTGCAGATAAATTTACTCGTAATGAGATTCTATCACCTAATGAATTGCGTGGTATTGTTGGCTATAAACCATCGGATGATCCAGCTGCTAATGAGTTAAGAAATAGAAACATTAATCAAGCACGATCAGCTCAACCATCATTGGATGGAGCCCCTCCAGAAGGCGCTTATCCTGAGATGCCAAACGAGGCTGAAACTCCATCCGATACACTTAGTGTTCCTATTGATTCTGTTTAACGTCAAAATGGGATAGTATTTAGTAATTGGCTAAGACTAAAAACGCAGTCAAGTTAAACACATTTATAGTTTT